TCATTTCTCTTGTGCCTTTCTTAGTATTGCTCTAGCAAACCCAACATCAAGCGTTGTCCAATCTCTTTTCCAAAAATCTTCGGTAATCTGCCATATTTCCTCATCTGTTAGTGTCTTTGCTGGATGGGTGTAGAGTGAAATAACACCTTCCATATCATCAGGCTGTTCTGTAAAAAAACTACAATCATCCATCCACGCTACTGGTTCATTGTTCACTTGTTTTTACTCCATCCATTGCATTTTGCCAAAAATTCAATAGCTCTATCAAATTGCTCTTGCATATATTCAAGTTCATTAGCTTGTTTTCTTAACATGGCTGCGGCATCTTGAACACAGACCAAATCCGTCATGTTGTCAGCTATTGCTCGGTCTAATTCTGTTGCTAAATCTCTAGCGTTCATAAATCCACCTTATAAGTAATGGTTACGGTAGGTTCTTGATTCTCAACATCTACACTAAAAGTTAGGCTGTTATCTTTTTCTTTTTTAAAGATTTCATCCCAATTCTTATTGAATTTTTCTTTATCAACTGGTCGTGGTGTATCGCCTTTTCCACCGTCTCTCATTTTTTTTCCCTTTCTTGCTCAATGTATTGGCGCAAAATACTAATGATTCCTTCTTGAACCAATATTGCCAATCCTTCTTTGTCGAAATGCACCAATGCGTCTGCTGACCCATCGTCATTTTCTTTGACTATTTCTACTTTAATGTCCATATTGTTCCCAATAAGTTAGCCAAGGTTTAGAGCTTAATTTGTAGCCAAAAACATAAAACAATGGCCCAGAAAACTCCACAATCTTTTTGCGTTTTTCATCCATAAAAGCTCCTATCTCAAGGTTTTATCGGCTACTAAATCAAACAAATCTTCTTGCGTATCATTAAATGACTTCAAAAATTCTTTTAAAGCCTTCTCATCAGTTTCTATAAATATCTTGTTGTAAAGGCTACAGGTCGGATTACGAGGCGTGTCTAGCTTGTAAGTACCGCTAATCACATAGCTTGAAAACACCCTACAAGCCATCTCATAGTCTCCACAACGCTGTTTATGAATACAGTTATCACAAGGCGCTATCTCATCTAATATGCGCCTTAAATGGTTAATTTTGTATGTCATTTAAACTTGTTCGTAGAGTTCATCTTCAATCGTTTTCCACAAATCAAGCCTTTTAACCATTTCGCTAATATCGTGGTCGCCAATATATGCGTATTCGATTTCGTTGTTGTAACCGTATAAGTCGATTTCTGTGTTGCCAAAAATGACTGTATTGATGTAGTAACCGTCTTTCATAATTTCCCCTTATTAAAAAAAACAAGTCAAGCTGCTTAGTCGTACACCTGCGGCTTGTTGAGCTGAAGTATGCTTGACCTGTTGATAGTAATTTATTGGGGTTAGCAAGAAAAAGCCACTATGACAAACCCTTAGTTGCAAAAAAGAGACAGGGCTGTATTTGGCAGTTGATAACAATGGGTCAGAAAGCCGCAAAATTACCCAATTACTGCATCCTACATTGGCGGCTTAACGCCCCAGTAGGTATTTTATAGAAAAGGTGACCTACTCGCTTCTTTACGCTTTCGGTCATAGATAAGGTGAGGCAGCAGAACACTCCGTGATGTGTGTGGTCTGGAAAGGGGAAATCCAGTCTGCCGCCTCGTAGTCAGTTTAGCTTATTTCGCAACTTATAGATTTGAACTAGATTAACAAACATTTGATAGCCATCACGCAAATCTTGTTCATCATGTTCGAAAATTGCCACTTCATTGGTATCGCCATTGATATAGACATTGGCGCATCGTGCTTCAGGGGCTAAAACCTCTCTATAAGCTGCCAGTTGAATGGTATGCTCTAGATAGGGTGTTAAATCACCAGGGCTTTTCTGTGTCGTTTTAAAGTCAATCACGACCCCTTTAAAGGCATAGTTTGGTTTGGCATATAAATCGCACTTGCCCCCATAGCCTTCTTGCTGATTGACCAAACTTTGCTCGGCCACCCAAAGCTGTTCGCCAAAATGCTGTTTTATGATGCTTTCTACATTGCGTACATAAATAGGCAAATCAGGCAAATACTCTTGGTTATAAAACGATTCAATCCAGTCGTGAATCATCGTACCTCTATCGGCAGCTTCTCTGGACTTGCGTTTAGACAAGTCTAAACAACGGTCAATGTAGTCCTTTTCATCTTCCCCATTTAAGCGTGGGTTTTCAATAGCGGCCTTAATAGCCTCGGTCTGAAACCAAGTATTTAATCCATCTTTTGAAAGTTGTCCGAGTATCGTGCTGACCGAAGGCACGAGAGTTCCAGGACTAGCCTTGGCGTCACGCAAGGTGGTGTTTCTGGGTTTTCCGTTTTTACCAATAGTTGTATAGCGAGGTTCACCAGTTTTGGCATCGTACCAATGCTGAGACATAAATTTTCCCCTTTAGTTTTCATTATTCAGCAGATGCTTCTGGTTGTTGAACAGGCTGGTTTAATCCAGCCACCTGTGGCGCAGCTTGAGCATGAATCTTAGCAATCAGAGCTTTAGCAGATTGCTCAATATGCTTTAACAATGCTTCTACTTCTTGGATTTCTAGTGATAAGTTAATCATGTTTTCCTCAATCAAGTAAATTTAAAATAGCGTTACGGCTAGTAATATCCAAACAGCAGTCAGCACATACCTGAATCACATCTTTGATTACAGCAGTCAAGTCTTGTGTTTCAAAGGCAATCAACTGTCGTTCTTCATCTACGCCAAAAGGCTGTGTTGAAATAATGGCTTTGTCGCCAATAACATCTCTAATGTGATTTAGCATGGCTTTCTCCTTAGAATGGTGTTAAATCATCTTCTATTGTGTTTCTAGGCATTTCATCAGAGCCAGCAGCCTTAAAGCCTACAGGTTCTTTGACTTTGCCCACCGAAATACTGAAATACTTACCTACTTTTGCAGACTCTTTAATCCATGCGCTAAGGTAATGTTCTTTGCCTTGAAGCATGATTGACCCTGTGTAATCTGGGTGATTATCAGAAGTCTTGCGATTGTTCTTGAACAGCGATGCGCTGCCTTCCTTCATTTCGTAGGCCATTAGATTTCCTTTGCTTTTACGATTGGTTGTTTAACTTGTGGACTGCTTGCTGCATTACCATCATCATCGGCTTGCACTACGCCAACAACTGCTGCTAAAGCGTATCTACGCATATAGGTCAATGCCGAACCAGCGCCTTGCGCATCTGGTTTGGTTACTGGTAAAGACATCTCTTTACTAATCCATTCGCCAGAAGAATGACTGAGAACGGTAGTGAGTGACATTGTTCCGTCAAAATACTCGCCAGGAAACTGCATAACAGCCAAGCCATTCTCAGCAAGCAAGCTACGACAAGAATCCCAAACAGATTCCAAGTCAGCATAACGGCTCTTGAAAAACGGATTTGCAGAATCTTTGGTCGCATAAGTTAATTTCCCCTGAACGATTGACAATGCTTTGGCTAAGTTGGCGATAGATTCAGATTGACGCATTTGAACCTCCAAAGATGTTGCCAAAGTCATTGAATACGCTTTGTAGCAATACATTGCGTTTATTGTTGGGTTTGCCACAAGCAGCACGAATTACATCCACATCGTCTTGCGACAATTCTGTGCCGTATTCCATGTTATTCAACGCTACTTCCAAGCGTTCTTCCATTTCGGTCATTACTTGGTACATTTCATCCATCTAAATTCCCCTTAGATACATAGCGAAATTGCTATAAATGCCATTGTAAGCTAATTCAAGTGTCTGTCAAGAAGTATTTGCAAATTAGCAACATACGCTGTAAGATTGCACAGATGAAATTAAAACTGACCGATTCTGCCATTATTGATTTACTTGGTGGGCCAACAAAAGTGGGCAAATTATGTGGGGTAACCCCTAATGCTGTGTCTCAATGGCGAAAAAACAACATTCCTTATGCCCAGTTTGTATTCTTGGCGGCAACTCTTGAAAAAGAGTCGCATGGGCTAATTACAAGGCAAGACATATTCCCAACTAACTTTTGGCTTATATGGCCTGAGTTGCTTAAAAACAACGCTTTTATAGAAAGAGAATAGTGTAGAATCAAATCCCCTTAGATTGGCGGCTCTAACGACATCGTGGCGGTCTAAGGTAGTAGCGTTACCAGAAGGGTAAGAGGCTGAAATAGCGCAATACAGGTGGCGAAGATAGTGCCTGTGCCTCGCAAGACTGTCGGGTGAGCGATTCCGCAATGGGAGAACTTTGAAGGCAAACCTAGGTAGGCTAGGTGCGCTTAAACCGCTTGGGAGTAGCTTAAAAGCAACATACTAAAAAATTTAACTAGACTTATTTAAGACTATTGGGCAAACTACATTTACTCAATAACGAGTAAACATTTAAGGGGAAATTAAATGAGAACAAACGACCAGCTTCTAGCAGATTTAAAGGCAAGTAAAGAGTTAGGCTTGCCATTTGTATTGACTGCTGAAGAAAAGGCTAGGGCATTTGGTGATGCAGAGTGGCCTAATCGCGATACAACCGCTAGAATTAAAGAAATGTGCTTACGATACAAAGCTGGCTTGGCTTTATCTAAAAGCGACATTAAAGAAGTAAAAAAACATTTAAGGGGAATTAAATGAAAGACTTTTTACTAGCTTGTTTGTTAGGTGGCATTTTGGGAGCAATGGTTGGATATGCAGTTCCATCTCATGCCCAGACTTTTCTTTTAACTAGCCCACAAGGTTACAACATGGGTACGGTGCAAATTCAAGGCAATACAGCCCAGTTCGTAAACCCACAAGGTTTTATTACACAAACCGCAACTTTGTATAATAATCAAGTGGTTATCACAACTCCAAATGGCGTTACAACTACAGTAATTGGCAATACTGGATATACAACACCGCCAAGCCCATCAACACCAATGTCACCAAGGGTGATGCAGTAATGTTTGACGAGTTCTGGTCGTTATACCCAAAGAAAGTCGCCAAAGGCGCAGCAATGAAAGCCTGGCAAAAGTTAAACCAAGCCGAGAAAGATGAAGTAATGGCACAGTTGCCAAACCATCTCAAATATTGGAAACTAAAAGGTACGGAAAAAGACTACATTCCTTATCCCGCCACATGGTTGAACCAAATGCGGTATTTGGATGAGCTAGACTTTGAAGTAACCAAAAAGCCACCAAGTTTGCCTTGGTATTCGACTGATGAATTGACTCTTGCTAAGGCTAGAGAATTAGGAATAACGCCTTATGCAGGAGAATCTTTCGCCCAATTACGACAGCGAATTTCGACATCAATCAGCCGTCAGGCAGTTGTGTAAATGGCGACACGAATGGGGATTAGCAAAGTTTAGGTCTTATTTGCAGAAATACAACTGGTCGCAAGAAATCATTGACGATTTTTACGAACAGTTTAGACTTGGTAACAAAGGGGAAAAAGGATGTTGGAAAAAACAATCATCGCAGCAACAGGACTTGGGTATTTGATGGTAGGCGTATTGCAATTACGCAAAGGTTCTATACCTAACGCTATGATTTGGTTGGGATATTCTTTTGCACAAGTTGGTTTATGGATGGCACTTAAATGAAAGAATTTGACCCACACAATGCTTATGACACGATTGAGCGCATAAAAAAACAATACGCCCAGGCTGAAGGATTAGCTGCTGGTCTTGAAGCAAAGAAAAAAGCCATTATTGCCATTATGATGAAAAAGTCGGGTGAGCAAT